ACGAGCGTCGCTCACACGAAAAATGTGATGCGGGTCTTGCTCGAATTTTTCAAATTCTCCCCTACAAACTCCTCATTATCCAACGTATTTGCTATGGTTCCCTCATTGAATCCGTTATGTCCGACCCCTTCGGTTGGTGTTCTCTTTCTCTCAATCCGCACAATGAACATTGGAAAACCCTCCTCAGTGTTCTTGAAGCTTGGGGAATTGACACCCGCTGGCTCCCTGGCGATTACAAAAATTTTGATAGTGTCCGTCTCGAAATCATGTGCCGAATTAATCGTGTCTTTCGCAATTATCTCGCCCTACGTGGATTTCCCCAATACTATCTCAATGTAATTGATCGTCTCAATTCTGTCCTCCATGCTGCTGTGTACCTCGTTACCAACATCAAATGGGAAGCTGCACTTCCTGGAGATAACCCCTCCGGTCATTTGTTGACCTCCATTCTAAACTGTGCACTCAATGTCTTCCTCCACATAGCGTGCGCAGTTTCGGTTGCTCGTCAGCAAAAGATTCCCTCAACAATTGATATTCGCTCTCAATACAGTCCTTCCGACTATAAAAACGACTTCCGTCTCTGTACTACAGGTGATGATCACATCGAAACTACCCATGTTAAATGGTATACGATGGCGCTCAAAGCCAAAGAGATGAAGAAACTCGGTTTCACGTACACCGACTGCAAAAAACGTCCTATTGACTCCGTCACTGATTACCCTCGTGATGAAGTTACCTACCTCAAACGTTCGTTCAAGATTTTTGAAGGTCGCGTCGCTGCACCTCTCGATTATACTGTCGTCCGTGAAATGCCTAAGTGGATTCGCAAATGCAACATTCCTCCAAGAATTTGTACCACTCAAAATTGTGAATCTGCTCGTCGTGAATGGGTCCACTATGGTAGAGAAGAATTTGATAGAAACACCCTGTTCTACAATGCGCTTCTTGCCAAAAATGGTTGTCCCCTCATGACCCACAAAACCTACGATGGCCTCCTCGAAGAGATCTATATCTATGGTCGAAATGACCAAAACTTCGAAGACGTCCTCGCGTTCTCTCAAATGTCCACTGAATCCACCGAATCAACCGACCAAGTCCAAGCACTCACAAAACTTGACGACAATGTCGTTGAAGAAATTATTGTTGCCGACGTTGCTAAGGATGTCTCCCCAGTTCTTAACTTTCCTGACCCTTACAACCACAACGCAATTAAAGAAATTCTTTCACGTCCCGTTAAATTCGCCGATTTCTTTTGGACTGGCTCCGACGTTACTGGAACTATGATTCATCAATGGGTGTTCCCTCAAGACATCTTCAATGTTTCACAGTATTTCATTAATGCTATTGCCAACTATCGACTTTTCAGAAGTCCGATAGAGATCGAAATTCGAGTCAATTCAACAGATTGGCATTTCGGTCAACTCATGTTCTCCATGCTCCCATGTGGCTACAACAATCCAGGTGCTCCCTGGTCGCCCACAAACAACGCTATTATTTCTGGTCATTTGAACCACTTTGCGTCCCTTCGCCAAGCTTCAATGAACCCGACCGCTCTCCTTTCTGCTCAAAGAAAGAATGTTGTTAAATTTGTTATTCCCTACCTCAACAACCAATCCTGGTATGATCTCTCTGATCTTGGTGGAGAAACCGACGTCTTCGGACGTATGGGTATTCTCACCTGTTGGGTTACTGCCCCCCTCAATCAAATTGGAAACATTTCGACTCCCTCAGTCCAAGTGTCCCTTTTTGCCCGATTCACTAATCCCGAAGTCTCCGCTCTTCTCCCTGTTGTGACTGCC